TAGTATTACCTAGGACACCTCTGAGACACAGATGACCCCCTATCCTTTAAGCCCCCCTATAGGATGGAAATGTGGAGCAGACTCACTGTTAATTCACTTTAATAAAATGGATAATGGCAATTATCAATTCTGTGCCGAATGCAATGAGAAACTCGAAGCCTATTACAATACCTTCTCTGGAGCGAAGCGGAGGAAGACCGATAGCGAGGGGGATGACGACTCGATGGCAGACTACATGTCAGACGGACCTGATCCCCCCGATGACTACTCCAATAATTATCCCGCCGGATTCTTTCAGCCCAGTGCCTCTGACGGGAGACGGTCTGTTGACCCATAGGCACTATATTAGTAACTTCCCATATAATAATAAACATCAATTCATTTAAGAATGAAGAAGTTCAAAGAGAAGATCACTTCTCTATTAATGCGCTTTCGCAACGTCGTCGGTACTTTATTTACTAATGAGCGACCCCATGAACAATTTATCACAAGCCCGCTCATCAAATATTTCATTGGACAATATGAGATATGCCCGAGTTCCAAACGAAGGCATCTGCAGTTCTACTGCGAATTTGTTGGACAACAGCGACTGGGCGCTGTTCGCCAATTATTTGGACCGACCGTCCACGTGGAGCCTCGAAGAGGAACTGTCGATGAAGCCAGAACCTATTGCAGTAAAGAAGACACACGAGAACCCGGTATCGACTCGGGACCATTTGAGAATGGAACACCTTCTAAGTCTGGAAAACGAAGCGATTTGGCAGACATCAAAGAGGAACTCGATGCTGGATCCTCCCTTAAGTCTATTTCGCAGCAACATTTTGGACAATTTTTGCGTTACAGAAAAAGCTTCGAGGCTTACATCGTCCTCAACCAAGATCCAAGGACCTGGGAAATGGAGAATTCAATCCTATGGGGGGAACCAGGTACTGGAAAAACTAAATTAGCGTATGATCTCAAAGAACGCGATGGGGTAGAGGGCTACCCACTAATGCGCAATCAAAACGGCAATGTGTGGTTTGATGGCTATCATGGTCAAGAAATTTTATTGATTGACGACTATTATGGTTGGATACCATTAGCTTTCCTGTTGCAGTTACTGGATAGATATCCTATGAATGTTCAAACCAAGGGTGGTTCAGTTCCATTTACGTCTAAGAAAATCATTATCACGTCTAACAAGTCACCTGAATGTTGGTATAACTGGTCAAAGTTCGGAAAGAATATGTTCGGAGCTTTTGAGCGGCGAATCAATCAAGTCTTTCATTATGTCAAGGATAAGGATCCTGCTATTTATCCTATCAAGTTTCCCGAAACAGTTTCTGCTGTTGAGTTCTTTCAATAAAATTTATTCCAAATCATGTCTTTTCTAAACCAATATTGGTCTTCGTTCTTCCAATACCAAGCTGGGGGCATCCAAAAAGGTACTTCCCTTTTTTGCATGGTACACCAGACCTGAATCTTAGTAATATAGCCGAGGGAAAGTTTTTTGACCGCTTCTGTCATTTCTTCAACCTCTTGTTGAGTTTTTGCTCGAGACCTGAGTATTAACCACACTTGTGGAGGAGTCAATGCTCCGTCTAGGAACATTGCTGCGAGATACAGCCAGTGCCCCATCCGCATTCTAGCGGTTCGGTAGAACCACTTTCGCGCCTTCCAACTCCATGTATGAGATGGGGGGAACATAGCCCTGACTAGGGCAGCCCCCTTCTGTGGAGTGTAGTAATTCGCCAGACCTTCCTCCATCCCGATTCTAAACTTCTCATCAGTCAACTCTCCCATTACAACAATGATCCGATATCTGTGTCTGGGGTGATGTGCATTACCCCTTTGGCAGAGAGAATATAAAAAAAACGTTAGAAATCTGAATGAGGCCATCAGCGTCACCATCTACCGTTTCTAATTAATATAATAAAATATAATAAAATAATCGAATATAAAGCAATATAAGATTATGCTGTCTCAGAGGTCCTAGT